CTCAGTATTTTGCGACATTTTTGTCTCCTAGCTCAGCGATTTGCGACAAAATTGTCTTTTTATCATTTTTACGACTAAATTTTGCGTCATTTTTGTGCGCTTGCACAGGCTTGATTGGTGTTCGACACACCGGTCGTTGCAATTTTACAACAAAACTCATTTTTTTACTCATTTTAGCGCCTCATGTTTGAAATTTCTACGGCCGACTCACTGTTAAACACAGGAACAGCGTTGGATTTGTGCATTGTTGCAATACCTAGCATGTTTGTGCCGGTATAAACCTTTGCCGCAGCTTTGGTTGCACCAACTTCACCAGTATTTAACGATTTGTACTGCTTGGTTTCACGGCCAACAGGTGCTGACAGTTTATAACCAGACAACGAGTTGTTGGTTTTTTGAATTTTAAGGGGTTTTGTTGGTTGGTGTGATTGCAACCATTTTTCGTACTGCTCGAGTTTAGCCTTTGGCACTTTTTTGGCCTTGGACTTGGGTGTGCGTACATAGAACATCATAAAATTTCTCCAACGAATGAGTGTATTATACACTATTCAGGATATTTGTCAATATGTGTGTTGCATAGAAACAACACTAGAGTTTAACCAAATTGTCTTGCTTTTCTTCTGGCAGGCTTTTGATAATCTTCAAAACCAGTAAAATAGTCATAATCATCATAATTAGACTTTTTTCTTGTGGTCTTTTGCTGTTCTCTTTTCTTTTTTCTTGGCTGAAAATTCATATTTTCATCATCATCGTAATTGCGAAACTTACCGGAAAATTTTGACACTTTAATTTAACTCCTTATTTAATAGTCTCAAAGGTTATGCCACGAATACGAGATTCTGGCAAATTTGTTATGTCTGTTTGCGACACATAGATTATATTCGACATTGGATAACACATTTTAATTAATTTCAATAAATTGCATGATGTTCCGTCCATATCGTTAAATGTAAATACTTCATCAACAAATGGAAAACTTTCTATTACTTCTTTTCTTTGTTCGTGTGTGTTTTTAAAGCCGTCCCTGAGTAACTTCATGTAAGCATCAGAGTGTACGCCAACGACAAGCCAATCACACTTTGACTTGCACTTTTTTAATAATTTAAATTCATTATATGAGATAGGATCAAATTCACCGGATACGATAATTATCTTTTCTTTATCCATTATGGTAGAAGGTTTGGAAATGCCTCTTTTACAAATTTGTAGTCTAACCCTTTTACTCCTAAATCTTTTTGGAAGATACCCAATAAGATTTCTGCTTCTCTTGGTTCAATTGATTCTAACATTTGAATCAAAAGTTCGGTTCTTCGTTTATCCGACAAAGTTTCAGCTGTTTGATTGCCAACTTGAAACATATACAGTCTACGCAACTGATGGGCTAAGCTATCGTGCGTAATACCAGGCAACATATCTGTTGGCACTTTATAATTTTCTGGTAATTCTTTTACTTTCCATTGAACATCTGGATGATATGCCAATTTGAAAACATCCACTAGTGTTTGTGACAAGTTTTGGCCAAGTACATCCATTCTCTCTTTTTTGTTTTGACAGTTCTCAAACGAATCAAATATTTCATATAACGGTTTCATTAAAATTCCTCAATAACAACAATTAAACTTTTCAGTTTGTTTGCAATCAAATAATCCAAAATTTTACCTTTGGATGCTGGTTTAGTTTCTTCATAAGTATTTATGATTTTCTCTTTAATATCGCCTGGTATGTTCCTCAAGTCAATGAGTGTCTGGTTACGAGAATAACCAATTCTAGCATTCTCATCTTCCCACAGGCCGTAATCTTTTTCCATCAACTTATCGAATTTACTTTTGTTGATAGGTGTTTGACGAATATCACGGACAAAACAATCCGATGCCGACAATACATTCGGTATACCATCACCTTTATCACCACGGATGATTTTTTCTTTCAATTCAGCAATTGGATTTTCTGAAATGATAAATTTCTTTTGTGCGGGATTATATTGTTTGACGGTGAATTCACTTCTACCATTATACATCTGTAATTGTAGAAAATCACCATCACTTGAAATGATTAGGATGTTTTCATGCATGATGTGACGGGGTACAAGTGTACCAATGATATCATCCGCTTCTGCTCCCTCAACATCAACAACTTTGTATGGAAAGTTATCACGCAACTCTTGTTTGAATTTGGAAAGCATGTCAAAAATCATGTGCCAGTCAAGGTCTGATTTCTCTCTTGTCTTTTTGCGACCGGCCTTGTAGAAAGGAAAGAACTCCTTGCGCCAGTATTTACGGTTGTCACTACATAGTACAACCTCACCATATTCTTTACGGAACGTCTTTAGGTGAGTCCTGATGATGTTCAGGATCATATGTCTGATAAGACCTTCTTCTAACTTAACACCCTTTTGACTGGCAATTTGTGCCATCAGTCCGGACAATAGTACCTGGTTAAGGTCAACGAGAATCATAATATACTTTCAGTTTCAAAGACTCTATTTTACATCATACTCTTGATCTTGTCAAGCGCATCTGATATAAAAGAATTTGATGTGGTTGTTTTTTTGGCAACTATTCCAAACCAACCTTGTGGTATTAATGTTGAGATATACTCTCTAGGATCACTTAGTACCGCATCAAATGCATCCAAGTTTTCCACTGTGTCGGTTTCATCGTTGCATTTAAACAACAAAATATGCCAAGTCGGTCCGACAGAGCCAACATCTATTGGTGTACCAGGATTCCTGTATCTATTTGATTGTATGTGTATATCCACATCTGGATGAGGCATGAAAAACAAAGCATCATATTCCTCAATATCCTTCAAGTATTCTAACATTGTAAACCTTTAATGTGGGACTTTCTTACTCTTACCATAATCCAAGAATTGTAATAGTCATCTGTTTCCAGAGCACCTCTTACAAATTGTTCTTTGGCCTCAAGATAACCACATTCACCTTTGCTTTTACATAGATGTGTGATTTCTCGGCTAAAAGAATCTTGTCCATGCATTATAACATCTTTTTTCAATTCCTCATTGCTACCATAGTAAGTTTGCCAGTCGGAAGAAACTTTAAATTTCTTCTTCTTGCCTTTTACTTGTTTTGTCTTTGAAGAATAGAAGAATTTTTTACCAATGTATTTTTTATTAGTTACATTGTTCGTTATCAAATACACGAATCCATAATTGTCACCAATTAAATCTTCTGTAAAATCTTTATCTTTGTATGTCCAGTTTATTCCCATTTGTCCTCATCAGAATCATCATCCTCATCTATATATTCTTCTTCGGATAATGATTCGATGGTTTCACCACAGAACGGGCAAAACTCCGGATATTCTTCTGATACTAATTCTTCCATATAAATCATGTCATAGCTCGATTCGCAGTTTGTACACTCTGCTGTTATTGTTTTTGTTCCCATTTTGTTCCTTTAAGCAGCTTTGGCCCAAACATCACCCCAATTTCCTGACAGTGCTCCTTTGGCATAGTCTGTTGCACGATTCTCAAAGAAATTGGTATGTGTTGGTGCATTAATCATTTCTTCAACCCAAGGCAATGGGTTCTTCTTCACTTTGAAGATACCTTTTAGTCCAAGACTAATCAGTCTACGGTCAGCAATATAACGAATGTATTGTTTAACATCAGCATTGCTTAGTCCTTCCATAGGACCCATACTGAAAGCTAAATCAATAAATTTATCTTCTAGCTGAACCATCTTCTCAGCAATTGTATATATCTTACCTTTGAGTTCATCGTTCCAGATTTCTTTATTTTCTTCAATGTATGTACGGAACAATTTAATCATTGATTCGGCATGCATTGTTTCATCAACAATAGACCAAGTAACAATCTGACCCATGCCTTTCATTTTCCCGTGTCGTGGAAAATTAAGCAACATGATAAAAGAACTAAAAAGCTGCATACCTTCGGTAAAAGCGGAAAAAACAGCAATGTGAGTAGCAGTACTAGAAAGGTCACCATTCTTATTAGAGATATCCAAAACATAATCGTGTTTGTCTTTCATCTCCTGATAATCTAAGAATTGGTTATATGTTGTCTCTGGTAAACCAAGTGTTTCAATCAAATGACTGTATGCGGCCACATGCAATGCTTCTCTTGCGGCAAAACCCATCAACATCATACGAACTTCTGGTTGTGGAAAATATGGCAGATAATTTTTAACATAACCACCGGCCACATCAATGTCGCCTTGTGTGAAGAATCGGAAGATGTGTGTCAGGAATTGTTTTTCTTCGGTTGACAACTTCTTTTTCCAATCTTTCACATCTTCTGCCATTGGAACTTCTGTATGTAGCCAATGTGATTGCTCATGCTTCAACCATGCGTCATATGCCCATGGATAGTTGAAAGGTTTGAAACTGTTTCTTTCATCAGTCAATCGTGTTTCCGTTTTCTTAATCATTGATCCAATCCCTTAATTCTGGTGGTGTTTTAACTCCGACTAATCGTTTCAATACCGTGTTCTCTTCCATCATAACTAATGTTGGTACGGAACGAATGCCATACTCCATTGCAATTTCTGGATGAACATCAATATCAAGAACTTCAATTGGTAGATTAGTTTTCATATTTTCCAATTGTGTTGCCATTATTTTACATGGTTGGCACCATGATGCTGTAAATCTAATAATCTTTTTCATTTTAATTGCACCAACTTTGTTTTGCTTCACCGTAGTATTCACGGGCAAAGCCATTTGATATTAACATTTGACGTAAACTCTTACCGTCAAGTACAACATCACCCAACACACGCCCACCATACTTGTCCCAGTCCATTAGAATAACTTGGCGTTTGGTCGATGCGTTTATTTGTGCTTTTGTAAATGCGGTAGCAGCCTGACCTCTTTGATCCTCGCTTGGACATTGGGCTCTATGTCCCTTCTCTGGAGTATCAACACCGAACACACGAATTGATAATTCCTGCTTTAATGGTGCAGGTAGAAATGGTGCTTGAAATGCTACAGTATCACCATCAATAACTCTGGTGATAACTGCATCATAGATGACACCATCCTTTTGTTTGCCTTGTGCAAAGGCTACAATTGATAACATGGCTATTACGCCTATAATTATTTTTTTCATTTTTTCCTTTATT